ATAGGCTTAGACATTGAAGTATCTTCTATTGTGAACAATGTCGGGCTATAAAATTTAGCATACTCAAATATATAATCTACTATTCCTTTTTTGTCGGTTCCAGAAATACCAAGTACAGGTAGGGTTCTATTACGTATATAATCAAGAACATAAATATTATTGTCCGGAGTTACTGCTACTACAATTAAAACACTAAAATCAGTATTTCTTCTTGCTGAATCAGTTGCCGGATCTACTCCTACAAAAATATTACAGGGTTTAGGGTCATCCCCATCGGGAATAACGAACATAACTCCAGTATCAGCATCCTTAGTAAAAGTGCCATCCCAATACTTAACATGATCCCTATTAAAAATTGAATCTTCTTCACTTTGTACCTCCATCATATATTCTTGATAGAACTTTTGTGGTGTACCACTATCGGAATAGAACTTCTTCTTTCTTTCCATTTCCTGATGACCAAACCAAGAAGGCCATAAGGTATTTCCATCTTCCATTAAAGCTTTATATGTAATAACCTTCCAAGAATAATCTTCTCTTTCTTTTAAAGATTGTTCATGCCCTACTAAAATCTTTTGAATAAAGCTATCATAATGAACAGGCGTACCATTTATTCTGAGTCGTCCTGTTTTCGGTTCCAATGCAGGAAAGACAACAGCCGTAACAAGGTTGGATATTTTTGACCTTGACTCAGGAGTAATAGTGTTATTCTCGTCTTCAAAATCATCCAGAACAATAAGATCATATCTTTTATGAAGCTTGGCCCCACCACGAATACCAGAAAGATTACTCTTAGAAATAAGTTTCGTACCATTTTTAAGCTCGATATCATCTTCAGTCCATTTCCTTCCTTTTAAATCACCGAAATAATAACGTATTTTATCATTAAATTCAATGTGATATTTTATATAATCTAAATTAGGGACAGAGATCTTAGAGCTTGCAGCTACCCATCCATAAAACAAAGGTTCTGTTGTGAAACAGAAGTCATGCAGGATGTTACATTTAGTAAGAACGGTCTTACCATGACCCCTGGGTAAAATAACTGCAAGCTGTCTATGATCAAAATCCATTAAAGCATCAGCTACCTCATAGTGAAAGAATGGAGTTTCTGATCTTTCAAAATCATCTGGGAGAAAAAGCTTTCCAAAAGCAATTAAGTCTTTATGTGCTAATTGAAGGTCTTCTTCTGCTTTAGATACATTATGAGTATTAATATTTGCCATTAAAACTTCTTTGTTATACCTAATCTAATATCATCTCTATATCCGCTATATGGAGATATTTTATTTATATCAAGATCAAACATAAGATCCTTACCAAACCTTTTCTGGAAATTTATATTCTTTTTACGCCAATCAATATTAGTTTCAATACCCCATGCATCTGCTTTTACTTGACCGCTTTCAAATATACCATATAAATCTTTACCAAGGTAGTCCTGGAGGCTGCCCTTAATAGTTTTTAATGAATCTGATAAAGTAGGTTTAGCCATTTAGTAAGATACTTTTCTCCCACTAATACGACTTTTGAGAGTATGAATTAACTTACCTGTTTCCAGATCTCTTGCGAACCTATCAAAGCCTGGTTCTCCGAATTTTAGATTACGCTGATAATCAATATTCTTAGCTGGTGTAGGATTATCTTTATAAAATTTACTAGCACTCATTTTTAGCTGGTCAACATCTCCTTCATATACATCTAGCAGAAGATCCCCTGCTTTATGATAATATTCAGGATCACTATCTCTAGACTTGCCAAACTTTTCTTGTATGTAAGCAGGGCTTAAGTTATCTAAAAATTGAGAAAAATCTAAGTTCTCAAACTTACCTTTCTTCTTGTCTTCAGAATATAACTTCTCTAAGAAAGAGTAAGCCTTTGCATCATACTTAGCTTTTTCTTTAGGACTTGCATTAATATTATACTCTGATTCAGTAAACATTTTGTCAGAAATGCTACTAGTTGCTTTCTGCATATTGCTAAATGCCTTGTTATCGTAGTCTGCCATATCTTTCCTCTTGTTTTTTAGTTAACGCCTTCCATCTAGGCGTATTAAAGTAATCTCTAATTTTTTGTGCTGGGGTCTTTTTATGCAAGAAAATTATCCGAAATATCTGAGTTCAGGACATGGCCTACAACATCATTATTCATAATATCTTTGAATGTTTTTTTTGCCCTCTTATTCCAACCTCCTTGGAAATTCTTTCCAACATCCTTGTTAATATTTTTTGTTTTAAACGCTTCTCCTTCACCTGTATAATATGATTCCTGATGTTTTATTATATTATTCATTAACACATTTCTTAATGGTGGATTATTATAAACCTTATTAAACGCTTTTGTTGTTTCGTCTCCCATAAATCCGTCTGCACTTATTTCTTCCCCCATATCCCTCAACGATCTTTGCATTATTTCTGTCCCTATCCCTGCCCCAGCATTAATAGCAATATCTGCCATTTTAAATGCAAATTCATTTTTACCATAATTACTTCTGGTAGCTTTTAGAAACTCATCCTTATATATTGTATGTGCATCTTCTTTGCTTAGAGTTTTTAGATCTATTTCAGAACCAGTCTTCCCTTTAAAAAGCTTTCCGTCTTCCCCCCCTTTATAAGCTAGCTTTAAAAATTTTCTAGATATTCCATAATTAGTTTCTCCACCCGGATCATTAAGCTCTTCGGCCTTTTCAGCAGATACATAGCCTCCTTCATGGCCCTTAGAAGTAACTAAGTTTAAAAATTGATTTTCTTTATCCTCCCAATTCAAATCAGACATTCAACAACTCCTTAATATATGCAACATAATGCTAATATAAGCTATCCACTTCCAGATTCTAAATTTTCTAGCTTCCATGACTATAGCTTCTAATAATATAGATCTCATTAATATCCGTACCTAGTCTTCTTAGGCTTGGATATCTTTTTCTTTTTAGGGTTAGGTGCTTTCTTTCGTGCCATTTATTCTCCTAAGCTTCTATTGCCACAAATCTTCTTCATGCTCTTTACGCTGAAAAGCTTGCATAATCATATCTTCTAATTTAGCCTTCTTTCCATACTTACTATCATATATTTCTAAATCTTTACCTACAACAAACCTTTCAGGATGAAGATCATCCTTAAACTGAGAGGGCAACTTCCCTCCTTTATCTAAAGCTGCCCCTGCTTTAAATGCTGTTCTATAATCATAATAATGCCTAGGATCATCTGGATTAGGGCTTAGATTAGATTTACTAGCTATGTCTGCATACCAATCTGAAAACTCATCAGTCTCATTGGAATCATCATCAACCCTAGTTGGTCTTAATGGTTTTGATAGAAAATCAAGTATTGGCATCACCTATCTCCTTTGGTCTTTCTACTGCCTCTAATTTATCCTGAGTAAATCCTTGGAACATAGCTCCAGTAACAGTTGTAACCTGAGTCTTATTTTTATCTTCCATATCTAAAATATCTGCTAACTTAAACAAGGCCTTTAGCTTGGTATCTTCCTTGTCGCAAGAGTCGATTACCTCCTTAATATTGCTAAGTACATAGTTTTCATCTAATCCCAACGCTTCCATGAAGGGCTTTAACTCTTCTTTCATAGCACTCCTTACTCTTGCAGTCTTAATAAGTTGACCGGCACGTATCCCGGCATAATGTGGATTATTGGTAGGAAAAGCCTTAAGGTATGCTTTCCTCGCATCCATGCCTCCTGCCAAATATTGAACAAATACTTCTTCACGAGTTGATAAGGCTTCTCTGTCATCCAATCTCTGATTTCTTTCAACGTCACCTCCTATCGAATATATATTAGTTCTTCTAGATGTGTCCATCTTAGTCTTTGATGAAACAATAAAGGTACCAGTACATGTACCTACATACTCTAATTTACGCACCTTTCCCTTTGGCTTAACCATAGATCCTTTACGTAAAATTTGAATAACACAGCCATCGTCTGCTAGTACCCAGTCTGAAAGAGCACACTCCTTCCACTCCCTCAGATAGTGTATATTTGTTGGTACTTCATCCTCAGAATCAAATACTGTGTGTTGTACTTTGTTTACGGCATAATGTCTCATTTTCTTCCTCTCCGGATCCCTTCAAGGGATTCGGGTGATTTAGGCAATTCCAAGAATATCTGCATCCTCTAAGTAAGGTAGCAGCTCTTCAGGCAATTCAATAACCATATCTCCAGTATCGAGCCAAACACGATCCATTTCTACGTCAGAAGAACTATTCTTGTCTTCATATTCTATCATCAATTTACAGCTTTTCTTCATACTAACCTCCACTTTTAGATAGAGCAAACCCCTGAGCACCAAGGGCACTTTTTTGGATCTTTAACTCAAAACTTCGCTTAAGACCAGTTATTTTCTCCCATATCTTAAGCTTATATTTAAGCAATTTTTGCCGGTTATCGGGGGAATCCTTACATCTATATGATGGGGCAACCCAACTTCTGACCCAACCAGCAGAACCTCTACAGGGGTACTAGCTGGGTGATAGCAATTAAGCTACCGGCTTTGAAATATACTACTCACAAAAAACATATACAAACTATTTTGTTTTATTTGAGAAATAATATAAGTAAAGCCATGACTATCTTATCGAGAACCCATAACATAATTAGTAGATTTAGTCTAGCTTTCATGGGGT